ACCCGGTGACGTTCTGAAAGTTACCTCAGACACGGCCTCATCTGCTGATGTGGTGATGAGTCACCTAGACATAACATAAGGAGAACGCAATGCCATATATGGGTAATCCACTTGCGACAGCATTCTCTACCATTAATAAGCAGGACTTAACTGGTGGCAGCGGCACCAACTTCACGCTTGATTATTCTGTGGGTAGCCCGCAGGACATTGAGGTGTTTGTCAATAACGTGCGCCAAGAGCCAGTAACAGCCTACACCATTTCAGGCACCAGCCTGACTATGACCGGAAGCATTGTAGCCACAGACGACTTCTATGTGGTGTTTCAGGGCAAAGCGCAGCAGACCGTGGTTCCGGGCGCGGGGACGATTACGCAGGCTATGTTTGCCCCCGGCCTTAACTTGGGCGCTGGTTACTTTCAAGGCAACAACGGCGATACAGGCGATACAACAAACGGCAAAGGTGATATATTCAGAGTTAACGCTCAGACGCTAACAAGCAATGTCACTATTGCGACTGCTGATAACGCCACGGCTGCTGGCCCACTTACCATTGACGCCAGTGCAACACTTACCGTCAATGGCAACTTAACAATACTGTGAGGCATAGATGGCTTCGATATTAAATGTAGACCAAATCAACAATGCGGCGGGAACCTCGGCTATCAACATTGATAGCAGTGGTAATGCTCTTATGGCTGGTCATATCTTGCAAATTGTAAACACAACTCATGCAACAAATGTGGCAATAAGCGGCGCAACGCCAACTGAATATACTGGCATCACAACCTCAATAACACCAAAAGCAACAGGTTCACACATCTACTGTATTGTTAATGTTACTTGTGGAAACCAATACGCTGGTGGGATTTGGTATAGTTCGAGGCTGTATAGAGACACAACATCGAACTTAATCGGGAATGTGAATGATTTTTATATGAACGCTCAATACGAATATATTGGGCCGCGATTTCTGCATAACATTATAGACACTAGCGGCACAACAGCAGGGGTTTCTAGAACTTACAAAAACTATCTAAGTGCCGAAACCAGTGCTAGCGGCAACTTGTCAGTAAACTGGGCTTCTGGTGATTCAGAATCATCTATGACACTAATGGAGATTGCACAATGAGTACGCTCTATGTCGATACCATTAACGAGAAGACTAGCGGCAACGGTGTGCGGATTGCTGACCTTGTGCCAGCAGCGGGTAGTGTGGTGCAGGTTTTAAGCACGACAAGGACTAACACCGCAAGTTTTTCTTCATCCACTACGAATACTTTTGTTGATATTCCGGATATGTCGGTCACAATTACACCAACTTCAACGTCCAGCAAAATACTTGTCTTTTTTACGGCAAATGTGGGTCAAACTTCGACAGCAACAATTCACGTTAGGTTAGTTCGAGGCAGCACACCAATATATGTTGGAGATAGTGTCGGAACTAGATTGCAAGATAGCGCAATCCTTAGAAGTGACCCTAGTCCTTACGGTTTGGAAATAGCAAATCTACAAGGCACATTTTTAGACTCTCCTGCTACTACAAGCGCAACAGTTTACAAACTTCAGGGAGTTTTAGGAGCAAGTTACAGCGGCACTTTTTACCTGAATAGGTCGGGGTCAGATAGCGATGCTGATTTTGGTGGTCGCACAGCATCATCAATCACAGTTATGGAGATTGCACAATGACGAGCATATTGAAAGTCTCCGAAATCCAAGACCCGACCAACAGCAACACGGCGATTTCGATTGATGCTGCGGGGAATGTGACTGCGCCTAATTTGGTGATGCCAGCGGGGAGTGTGGTGCAGGTTGTAAATAGCTTTTTAAATTCTCAAGTAGTGGTTGGTACGAACACTACTTTTACAATAGCTACAATTAATTTTACGCCAAAATCGGCAACCAGCAAAATACTTTTGCAGCCGTATATCGCAGTATGGCAGGGAGGTAATACTAACGCAGCTTTAGTGTTGACAAGAAACGGCGGCGTTCTGTCCCCAGACCCTGCCCCCAGCATTTTTAATACTGCTCCGACTGTGCCAACTGGCGGTATCCGATATTATGATGACCAAGTTTACTCAGACAACTACGACACTTTGCAAGAGTCTATGTTCTACATTGATAGCCCGTCCACAACTAGCCAAGTAACGTATGTGTTTTCTTTTAAAACTGGTTCATCCACAGGTTATATTAACTGTTCGTCAGCGCAAGGCGCGGCCCAAGGATACGGTTACGGCTCAACAGGGTTGGTTATAACAGAGATTGCCCAATGACCTTAATTTTAAACACACAGGAGTAAACTAAATGGCATCAATAGCAGAAGCCTTAACCGAACTAGGCATCACCGAATGGGTGTTGCGCGGTGAGCCAACAAATGAAGCAGAGTTTAACGAGATGTTCCGTAAGGTTACGGGCGCTGACGCAAACGGCTCGGCTATCGAAAGCAACAACGTAGCTGACTGGGGTACTGACTGGGCAACCGTCAACACAAAGCTAACCGAGCTTAATGCAGCGGAGCCTTTGAAGCTGTTGCGCGCCGAGCGTGACCGCTTGATTGCGGCTACCGACTGGTGGGCATCGTCCGACCTTACAATGAGCGCCGAGCGTACAGCATACCGTCAGGCACTGCGTGACATCACTGACAGCTACACATCACTTGACGATGTAGTGTGGCCTACAAAGCCGGAGTAAAAGATGGCGATCAGTAAGATCAACACAGATTCTTTAGGCACAGGCAGTGATACTGATGCTATTACGCTGCCATCTGGTACGACTGCTCAACGTCCGTCTTCGCCTGTCGAGGGGATGGTGAGGCAAAACACTGATGAGAACAACAGAATCGAAGCGTATATAAACGGTGCTTGGGAAATAGTTACCTCGGCGGTTGAATATGACATAGAATATTTAGTTATTGCTGGTGGCGGTGCTGGTGGTTACGGAGGCGGTGGTGCTGGTGGATTACGAAGCGCAACAGGTTTTGGGTTAGCTTCAGGAGCCTCTTACGCAGTAACTGTTGGAGCAGGAGCGGCATCTCAAGGTGGCGACCTCAGAGGAAACTCTGGCTCTGATTCTGTGTTTTCCACCATCACTTCTACAGGCGGCGGCGGTGGAGGGACATATGCTGGCTCTGTTGCCGCTCAGACATTTGGTAAAGATGGTGGCTCCGGTGGCGGTGCTGGCTATCCAAACACAAGCGGTGCGGGTTCTGGAACCTCTGGTCAAGGCAATAATGGCGGTGAAGGTTCATCAGGTGTAACTAATAACGATGCTTGCGGCGGCGGCGGCGGTGCAGGGGCAGTAGGTGGAACTGGGACATCATCCGCTGGCGGTGTTGGTGGCGCTGGCTTAAACACTTATTCTGCGTGGGCTACAGCAACATCAACAGGTGATTCGGGGTATTATGCAGGTGGCGGTGGCGGTGGTAGGTATAATGGCAATTCCGGCGCGGGTGGCGCGGGTGGCGGTGGAGCGGCTAGTAATGCCGGTACAGGAGTATCTGGAACTGCCAATACCGGTGGCGGTGGCGGAGGCGGATTAAGCGGCGTAGGGCAAGGTGGTTCTGGTATTGTCATTATTCGTTACTCTGGTTCCCAGCGCGGAACTGGCGGCACAGTTGTTTCATCTGGGGGGTATACTTATCACACATTTACGTCCTCTGGGACTTATATAGCTTAAAGGAAAACAAATGGCACATTTTGCAAAAGTACAAGATGGCATCGTGACCAAAGTTATTGTTGCCGAGCCTGAGTTTTTTGACACATTTGTAGATAACTCACCCGGACGTTGGGTGCAGACCAGTTACAACACTTATGGTGGGCAGCACCCAGAAGGTCGTCCATTGCGTAAGAACTACGCTGGTATCGGCTTTACCTACGACCGTGTTCGTGATGCCTTTATCCCACCACAGCCGTTTGCAAGCTGGACGCTAAATGAAACTACTTGCCGTTGGGAAGCACCTGTTGCATATCCTTCAGGTGGCGGGCATTATCAGTGGGACGAAGAAACAACAAGTTGGATTGAGGTGGAGTAATGGCATATATAGGCAAAACCCCGACCCAAGCCATTAGGCAGCGCTATGTGTTTACTGCGACAGGTGGTGAGACATCCATTTCGGGCGCGGACGACAACAGCAACACACTTATCTATGCTGACGGCGAGTATATAGATGTGATGCTGAACGGTGTACAGTTAATCGCTGGTAGCGACTACAACACTACAACCACCAACACCATCGGCGGTTTGACGGCGCTCGTAGCCAGTGACGTAGT